CAGGCCACTCAAATCCATCTGGTATCCTTGAGAGTCCTGAGAACTTCAACATAGCTGTCTGGTAAGTTTCCCAGTTGATCTTGGTTCCACATCGATCATAGTCCATACGGAATGGCATAGTTGGGATTAGTTCATCTTCAATTTCAGCCAATCGTTTGTCAAGTCTAGCTACTAGATCCTCTGCATGTTCTTTGTCAAATGGGAAACCCCAAGCTTCAGAGTGAGAGATCCAAAATGCAGCCATGTGTTCAGTATGGAGAGCTTCAGTCCAGTCAATGTTACATTCAATGAGGTCAGCTTCACGTTCAGCTTCAAGTGCCATGTGAACATCTTCAAGGATCTCTACGTCACGGTAGCAACGTCTGTACATATCAACACTAAAATTGAGCCAGTCAGAATGCTCTACTTTCTCACCCTTACCGATACGTAATGCCCAACTCTCAATACTATGTGGGCCTGATGTCGAACCATCTACATATGGTCTATCTGAGAACTGTGTCTGAGAGATCACTAAGGTATCTAACATCTTCTCACGAGGTACATGAACATTTACTAATTTACGCATTAATGGAAAGTCAAATCGACAACCATTATGGTAACACTGTGTACCTACATGTTCTGTGAATTTACCAAGTAAACTGAGTGGGAGAACTGTTACATTCTTCCGCTGATACGTTCTGTTATGCCTTTCAATTTCCCGTCTGTGAGTCTTAAGAATGTCATCATTGATAAAGTCATAACAATGTCCACCCTTACCCTTCATCTTATAACAAGCCATCCAGATTCTATCAGCAGCCTTGTGGATTACAAGTTGTCCACCTTCAATCTTCTTGATGTCTTCTAATAATCCATTAGCCTCAATGTCTCCATATTGGAAAGCTCCACGTATTTCCTCTGGGAATGTGTAGCTCTTAATTTCATCTTCGGTCATAAGTGTTCTACACCTCCTGTTGGTTAACCGTGTCTACTAATCCAAGTAAGTCTTTTTATGCTTCGTGTTATAGCTGTGTACATCCACCTACGTTTCATTATTGTAGGTTGATTACCCATCTTCTCTTCAATGACACAAACACTATCCCACTGACTGCCTTGAGCTGAGTGGCAAGTCAATGCATATCCAAACTCAAATATATCAAGTGTTGTTCTACCATAAATCTCAGGGTGTGGATGTCCATCAAAGTAGTTGGTGTAAACCTTTAGTCCATAATACTTGTTATCAGCATCATCTTTACCATCCATGATAAGTGCATTGTCTTCAAGACGAATTGCCATTACTTCTAGGATCAGCCCGTTTGTCATCCCCGTAATCTTGTTGTTACGTTTACAGATAAGTGACTCACCTACCTTTGGATACCTCCCTTTAAACCCCTTATACTCTCTGAGTGATTCATTGAAAGCGTGTCTGGTCGCGTTAGTATAGCAGATAATCATATCGTGACTTGCAATGAAATCTAGGTCTTCAATCCTACTTTTTCCTACCTTCACAGCATCCCTGCTCACCCCATATGTACCCTTAGTTACCCGTACACCTTTACGTACATCGGTAGCAATCTTGATAATCCCACTGTCCATCGCTTGTCTGTGAACTTCCTCTAGTGTGAAGTCAGCGTGATCCATTATATTCCCTGAACCATCAATGCTCGGCAATTGACCTCCGTCACCAGTGAATAACAGTGGGATACCTAATGACTCCAAATCATTCCTCATATCTCTTGGAACCATAGAGGCTTCATCGACTACGATTAAATCATATGGAATAGCATTTGGACTTTTAAGTACAAACTCAAACTTGTCATCATCTTCATCAGAGGGTACACAGTCATATATCAAGGAATGTATGGTCTGTGCCTCAAGCCCTTTAGTAATCAACACCTGAGCAGCCTTACCTGTAAATGAGCAGTACACAACCCTCACCATTGAACCCTCTGAGTTGCAGAGTGCAGGAAGTGCAATACTAAGTAGGCTCGTTTTCCCAGTTCCTGCATAGCCATTTAGTATCAGTGACTTACATGCCCCATCATCCCACCAACCATGGATACCTCGATAAGCATGGAGTTGATATTCATCAAGGTCATCAAATGTTATCTTAGTTTTCATCACTGAGGCTACAGCAGAGGCTACTGGTGAGGTTTTGATATCAAACTTGGCCTTGCGTCTGTCCTCACGTTCACTCCTTGCCACACGCCTCTGAGAGCGTATTTGAGAGGGTGTTAGATCAACTTGCTCGATTGTCATATCCACCTCCCATTTTAGGCTTGTTTGATTCTGAATATTGTTTCTCTTTAGCCTTTAGTGGACACACCATATCTTTATGTAATGATGCATCATAATTCAGCTTACCAGTCTTGTTGTCATACATGTACCCACCATCAACAAGACCTACGGCTTCACCTATCTCCCTACATTTGAGTATACGGAAGAAACGGGCACCGCTTAATGTCTCATGCTGGATATCCGCTTCAATGGCGATCGCATTCCAAACTTGCTGGAGTACACCTGCTGAACCACGGATATTATTCTCGCTAATCTCAGCACCACGAGCGAATTGGTTATTTCCACCACCCCTGTTCAAGTGGATGACAGATAGTAAATGTACATCATGCATCTCTGTAAACTTGTACATTTCTTCCAAGAGTGAATCCAGCTCTCTCCTTTCATCATCACTTCCGTTGGTTGCCATAGACAAGTGATCAGTAAGAATCACCTTAGCACCTTTCGCATGTAGGTAACGTATCTTTGACATGAGTGCATCTTTTCCTATTGAACCATTATGGGTAAGGAAGATGTGCTTATCTGAAATATAAGACATAGCCTGATCACGTTCATCTTGTTCAAATGAATCTGGGTCTTTTCTCAATAGATTTAGTGCCACACCTAGCTCAGCAGCAATGTATCCTTGGACAGTCTTCTTGTCCTGTTCCTCTAGGAATATAGAACCTATTTTGAATCCATGTTTCTTTGCCATGTGATGACCGATCAATCTGGCAATAGTTGATTTACCAACACCACTAGCAGACAACAAGAGTGTGTGCTCTCTCATTCTGAACCCACCAATACGCTCACTTACACTCTCAAATGGCATATCATAACCAATGATTGGATCAGCAAACAACTCGTCCCATGTGTATTCGCTACCATCTTTAATGTCAGTAGGTGTAAACGGCTTAGCATCAAAGTACATAGATGCATATGCATCAATAGCCTCATCACCACCCATCTTCAATATGTCACATGGGTCTTTCTTAACACCTATCCACTCAGGTACAAATATCTTGTCTACACCAAAGATGCTTGTTGCAACCTCCAATGATTCCCTACCATCTCTGTCAATAGTTGGGTTGTCACCTAACCAGTAAATCTTACGATACTTTGAGATTTCTTCATAATGATGCATCAATGCTTTGTGGGCACCCTTTGCACCATTTGGCAATGAGATCACTTGTGGTACAGATTTCTTTATCCGTCTGTTCTCAGATCGCTTATTCATTGCTAAGTGCATCTGATAGGCTGCTGCTGCATCTTCCTCACCCTCCACGATGATAAGTAAGTTGTAGCTATTGTCTAGAAGGTTCCAACCAAACATATCGGTGCCTGTGATGTTACCAATGTCTGTGTCCCATCGCTTCGGTAACTCACGAACCTTATACCCATACAACTCATCCTCAACATAGTAAGGATAATACCGTTTAAGGGGCTTACGGTTGCCCTCAGAGACCTCTGTCTTAATTCCAAAGTGTCTGTCAGCATCAGGTGTAATACCTCTGTGCTTGTCTCCTAGGAATCCAAAGTGTGCAATGTCATCAATGGTAAGCTTCTTCTGATATGATTGTTGGTATGTCGTGTTTCTAGGTGCTCTCCGTGATGTACGTTTATCAGCAGAGGATTCAACCTCCTCCTTTGAGAAGTGTTTAGTACATCTACTACAGTAGCCCTTACCTGTGTCAAACACGATCATGTGATTACCTGTACTATCACCACCCTTTTCTCTACAAGTGGGACAAGGCTTATTACTTACAATAGTTGACTTTTCCTGAGTGCGTTTATTTCTTCGGGAGATTCTAGACGATGGTGTTGATTGTGACTCAGGAATGTTGTTATTGATTATCATATACCTCCCTTGATTAAGTTGTTTTTACCCGTTGTTGGGTTATCACCTTGGTCAGACTTAACAAACTGACTTTAATATCAATAACTTACATACACCTGTTTTTGTATAATTTATGTCAACTTCATACTTGAAAGTTTATTATCACACTGATGTTGACAAGTAAGCACAGAAAGGTGATACTTGCCTCACCAGATTAGATAACAGATATGAGGAGTAATCTGATAAATGAGAGATATCCAGTTAGAAAGAGAAAGACTTCAATTAGATGGTGCGACAAGTAAAGATATCTTATTAGCAATGGAGGAAAATAAATCTGGTGGTTTTCTAGATGGCATACTCTCTAAGGTACTTA